GAAATTTACAGCGGCGCCACCACTGAGAAACAGGCATGGGAGGTGTTTCGCCCGGCTCGTTTGATGGTGAAGCGCTCGCCGATGTTGATCGAGGCCGCCGGCATCGAGGTTAACGCCTCGAACATGAGCCGGCCGGAGGATGGTGCTCGCTTTGAAGTCGTCATCGGCAACCCGGGTGACGGCGCTTCGCCGAGCTGCGCGATCGTCGACGAATATCACGAACACGAAAGCGCCGCCCTCTACGAAACCATGCTCACGGGGATGGGCGCACGTCGGCAGCCGCTGATGTTCATCATCACCACCGCCGGTGCCGACATCGAGGGGCCGTGTTACGACAAACGCCGCCAGGTTATCGAGATGCTGGAGGGCACCGTCCCTGATGAAGAGCTGTTCGGCTGGATCTGGACGCTTGACGAAGGCGACGACTGGACCGATCCGAAGATGCTGGCCAAAGCCAATCCGAACCACGGGGTTTCGGTGTTCCAGGAATACCTGGAGAGTCAGCAGGCCAGGGCAATTCGCTCGGCGCGGTTCACCAACACCTTCAAAACGAAGCACCTGAATCTCTGGGTGAGCGCCAAGGCCGGCTTCTTCAACATGGAAGACTGGAAATCTTGCGAAGACACCACACTGACCCTGGAGCAATTCGAGGGCCAGGAGTGGAACGCCGGCTTCGACCTGGCTCGCAAGCTGGATATGAACTCCCGGGCGAGGTTGTTCTGGCGTGTAATTGACAACAAGACCCACTACTACAGCATCGCGCCGAAGTTCTGGGTTCCCTACGACACGGTCTACCACAGCGACAACAAGCGCATGTCGGAGCGATTCCAGGCTTGGGTCAACTCTGGGCACTTGGAGGTGACTGATGGCGCCGAGATCGATTACCGCGAAATTCTGGAGGACACCAAGGAGGCCAATCACCACGCGCCACTGCGCGAGTCACCGATTGACCCCCATGGTGCGACAGGGTTGAGCCATGACCTCGATGACGAGGGATTCAACCCGATCACCATCACGCAGAACTACACCAACATGTCTGACGCCATGAAGGAATTGGAAGCGGCTATCACTGCCGGCCGATTCCATCACGACGGCAACCCAATCATGACGTGGTGTATCGCCAACGTGATCGGTAAGTTCCTGCCAGGCAACGATGACGTGGTGCGCCCAATCAAGCAGGGCGATGACAACAAGATCGACGGCGCGGTCGCGCTGATCATGACGATAGGCCGAGTACTCGCGAATGCGGATGTACAGGGCTCTGTCGACGACTTCCTTTCCAGACCGATGAGCATGTAATGGCAGACACCGACTACAGCATTGACCTGCGTACCCGCAGTCCCTTCTGGGCGCGCATGGCAAGCTTCTTCGTCGGCGGCCGCCTTGTCACCCCGGAAAAAGGTTCGCAGACAGGGCCTGTTTCAGCCTCCGGAGTGGTGGGAGATTCGGTCGTCAACGATGAGCGATCGCTCCAAATATCCACGGTTTTCGCATGTGTGCGGTTGATCTGTAGCGTCACCGCATGTATGCCCCTGGATGTGTTTGAAACAACAGGCGATGACCGCAAGAAAGTTGGACTGGAGAACCCGCTGGCCCGCCTCCTGCGCTACAGCCCCAACTCGTTCATGACTGCCTTCGACTTTCGTGTGTCGATGACGATGCAGCTTTGTTATTACGGAAACGCTTACGCGCTGATCGAGCGCAATAGCGTCGGTGACGTGATCAGCCTGCTCCCGCTCCTGTCGGCAAACATGGACGTAAGGCTTGAGGGGCGGAAGGTTATTTATCGGTACCGCCGGGACAGCGAATACGCGGACTTCAAACAATCTGAAATATTCCACTTGAAAGGCTTCGGCTTCAACGGGCTCGTAGGCCTCTCGCCGATTGCCTTTGCTGCCAAAAGTGCGGGTGTCGCAGTCGCGATGGAGGATCAGCAGCGGGACTTCTACGCGAACGGGGCCAAGTCGCCACAGTTGCTCATGACTGGTGAAGGCAAGGTTCTGAACAAAGAACAGCGCGCCCAGGTTGAAGAGAACTTCAAGGAGATATCCGGCGGCCCTGTGAAAAAGCGGCTCTGGATTCTCGAAGGTGGATTCACGACTCAGGCGATTGGGGTGAGCCCGCAAGACGCCGAGACGATGTCCGCGCGGAAGTTTCAAGTCAGCGAGCTTGCGAGGTTCTTTGGCGTGCCGCCGCACCTGGTGGGAGATGTGGAGAAGTCCACCAGTTGGGGCTCGGGCATCGAGCAACAAAACCTCGGCTTTCTTCAGTACAGCCTGGACCCCTACCTCGAAATATGGGAGGGGTGCATTTTGCGCTGGCTGGTCAAACCCTCTGACTTGGGACGTATTCACGCCGAGCACAACCGTGACGGACTGTTGAGCGGCGACTCCACTGCCCGGGCGAATTACATGAAGTCACTGGTAGACACCGGTCTTCTCACGATCAACGAAGGAAGGCGGGTGAACAACCGGCCTCCAGTGCCGGGCGGCGATGTTGCAACGCGCCAATCGCAGAACGTACCGCTTACCCAACTTGGCCAAACAAACCCCGCACCTAGCGGGGTTTAGTTTTTCTGGAGGCTGAAATGCCGAGCATTTACAAAACACTGGCCTTCGATCAGGCCTCGATCAAGTTCGCCAAAGACGGTGCTCAGGGCATCTTCGAAGGGTACGCGAGCGTGTTCAGCGTCATCGATGGTGATGGCGACATCATTGAGCCTGGTGCGTTTGCTCAAGCTCTGAAGACTCAGTCGCGCACGGTTGCGATGTTCTTCAATCATCGGCGCAATGAAATACCGGTCGGCAAATGGCTAGACCTTTCCGAAGACACCACCGGCCTGCACGTACGGGGTGAGCTCACCCCTGGCAATCCTCAGTCGGATGCTCTGAAGGCCGCGATGATCCACGGAACGGTGGGCGGCATGTCGGTAGGCTTCAGCGCAGCGAAGGGCGATGCCTCTCCGATTGATACCGGCTACTCGTTCAAGAATGTTTCTCGCCTTAACGAGATCAGCATCTGCACGTTCCCAGCGAATGAGCTGGCCACCGTATCCACGCTGAAAAGCATGGACACCATCGAAAGCATCCGCGATGCGGAAAATTGGTTGAGAGATTCAGCCGGTCTTTCCAAGTCCGAAGCGCAGGCGTTTATCGCCCGCATCAAGTCCGCGGTTCGGAGCGATTCCGAAGGCGGCGACCAATCAGAAATCGCCGCGCTCCTGGAGCGCTTGAAAACATTCCCATCGCTGGAGAAGCAATAATGGACTTGGCACAAATTCAGAAAGCCATTGAGACCGCACAGACTCGAATGACCGAGCTGTTCGACGCCCAGAAGAAAGAAATCACTGACACCGGTGAAGTCAGCAAAAAACTGCAGGGCGAACTGACGACCGTTCAGGAAGAGCTGAAAACCGCTGGCACTCGTCTTTTTGACTTGGAGCAAAAATTGGCCGGGGGCAACCTGGACAATCCAGAAAACAAAAAGAGCTTTGCCGCGCAAACCGCCATCGACTTGAACAAGTCCTGGGACGGCAAGTCTTCGGGCAAGGTCGACGTGAAAAGCTTCGACAAAGTGTTGGGCAGCACTGCCGGCTCCGCTGGCTCGCTGATCCAGGCGCAAATGAACCCTGGAATCCTGATGCCTGGCCTGCGCCGCCTGACCATCCGTGACCTGCTCGCTCAGGGCCGCATCAGTTCGAACTCGCTGGAATACGTTCGCGAGAACGTTTTCACCAACAGCGCTGCACCGGTTGCCGAAGGCACTCTGAAACCGGAGTCGAACCTGACCTTCACCAAGCAAACTGCGAACGTGAAGACCATCGCGCACTGGATCCAGGCATCCCGCCAGGTGATGGATGATGCGCCGATGCTGGAATCCTACGTCAACAACCGCCTGCTGTTCGGCTTGGCACTGGTCGAAGAAACTCAGTTGCTGAACGGCGACGGTACCGGCGACAACCTGACCGGCCTGAACCAGGTAGCTACCGCGTACGACGCAGCGCTGACTGCGACCGGCGATACTCGTGCCGACCAGATTGCCCATGCGATCTTCCAAACCAGCGAGTCCGAGTTCGAAGCCTCCGGCATCATCTTGAACCCGCGAGACTGGCACGCAATCGCACTGCTAAAAGATGCCGAAGGCCGCTACATCTTTGGCGGCCCAGCGGCATTTGCTGCCAAGATCATGTGGGGCCTCCCTGTTGTTGCCACCAAGGCGCAGGCGCTGGGAACCTTCACTGTCGGTGGCTTCGATCTCGCCTCTCAGGTCTGGGACCGCATGGATGCAACCGTGGAAGTCAGCCGCGAAGACCGCGACAACTTCGTGAAAAACATGCTGACCATCCTGTGCGAAGAGCGCCTGGCGCTGGCTCACTATCGTCCAACCGCGATCATTAAGGGTGCATTTGCACCTGCAGCCTGATCGCCAGCGAGGTAGGGACGGGCAACCGTCCCTGATTGACCGATGAAAAAAATTCGCGCGCTACAACAATTCTCGCATTTCAACGGCGGTACCTTCGATCAGCATGAGGTTCGACCCGTTGCGGGCGATATCGCCGAGGCCCTGGTAGGTATGAGACTGGCCGAATACGTCGATGATGACGCAGAAGCCGAGACGAAAGCCGAAGTTGACGACAAGCCGAAGGAAAAGGGCCCGAAAAAATGACCGTGACTGCTGCTGATCTGCTCCCCATCGAGCTGATTCGCAAGCACTTGCGTCTGGACTATGAGGATGAAGATGACCTCATAACCCTGTACGCCGAGTCAGCACTGGCCTGGGCCCTCTGGTTTTGTGACAACCCAAAGCTCGTTGAGGTGGACGACTTCCCGGCAAGTTTCAAAGCAGCGCTTTTGCTGCTGATTGGGCATTCATACGCCAATCGGGAGGCGGTCGTGATCGGCACGATAACTGCGGAAGTGCCGATGGCCGTTGAATCATTGTTGTGGTCCTCCCGCAATTGGTCAGGTCCACCTGATCCAGTGGTGGCACCGTGAGAGCCGGATCACTGCGGCATCGCATCACGTTTCAAACACCTGGGCTGGTCCAGGATCCCGACTCCGGCGAGATGCTGCCCAGCTGGCAGACCGTGTGGGATAAAGTGCCAGCCTCGGTTGAGCCGCTCAGCGCTCGCGATCTAATCGCGGCGCAGGCGGGCCAGTCCGAAGCCTCTGGTCGCATAGTGATCCGCTACCGCGCCGGCGTGCTGCCCACTATGCGCATCCTTCACCGTGGCGACGTTTACAACATCCAGGGTCCGCCGATGCCAGATCCGGTGTCGGGCCTGGAGTACCTCACGATTCTGGTGGCGAAGGGGTTGAATGATGGCTGAGACAGTTGAGTTCAGCATGATCGGAATCGATTCGCTCCTCGAAAAGCTCAATGCCGTCAATTACGACATGAAGCGCAAAGGGGGGCGGTCAGCTCTGCGCAAGGCAGCACAGTTGGTGGCTGACAAAGCGAAGGAAGGTGCATTGCGCTTGGATGATGCGGAAACCGGGCGCTCTATTGCAGACAACATCGCCCTTCGCTGGAACGGCCGGCTGTTCCGGAGTTCGGGCGATCTTGGTTTTCGGATCGGTGTTAAGCATGGTGCGGTGCTCAAGGATGGCGGCGAAAAATCACAAAACAGTCCAACCCCTCATTGGCGCCTGCTGGAGTTTGGAACAGAAACAATTGCGGCCGATCCGTTCATGAGGAGCGCGCTTGCCGACAGCATCAATGATGCAACTGATGCTTTCATCACGAACTACGAAAAGACCATTGATCGCGCTATTAGGCGCGAAGCGAAATCGAGAGGGGGTGCATGATGGCAGCAGCACCAATCTTTGCGGTATGCGCCGCGAACTCTCAGGTCACCGCCTTGCTTGGGGCCCTGCCCACCAGGTTGTATCCGTTTGGTGAGGCGCCGGAGGGTGCGGCTAAGCCATATGCGGTTTGGCAGATGATAAACGGCAGCCCTGAAAACTTTCTCTCTGGTCGTCCTGATCTCGATGGATACACGCTGCAGGTAGATGTTTATGCCGCCACGGCTAGTTCGGCCCGAGCGGTTACCTCTGCCATCACCGCCGCCATTGAGCTCTCAGCCTACATCACGCGCTGGGGCGGAGAATCGAAAGACCCTGTCACAAAGAGTTATCGGTCGAGCTTCGACGTCGACTGGCTTGTACCCAGATAGCAAATCCCCGAACCCGGCCCGCCAAGTGCGGGTTTTTTTATGCCCGACATTTTGGAGAGAGCCATGTCGATGCTTACCCAAGGCACCCAGGTATATGCACTGGTACCTTCCGTTGCTAACCCAGCAATTCTTGAGATCGTTGAGATCGAGTGTGCTACTGCATTCAGCCCCGGCGGTAACCCAGCTGACCAGATCGAAACTACCTGCCTCAGTCAAACCGTGCGCAGCTACATGCGTGGTCTCCGCACGCCGGGACAGGCGTCTTTGACCCTCAACGCCGATCCTCGCAACGCGTCCCATGTTCGGCTGCATCAGCTGTCGGAAGATGACAGCGTCGAAAACGTTTCTTGGGCAGTTGGCTGGTCTGACGGCAAAGGCATTGCTCCGACCCTCAACACCGAGGGCGATGATTTCGAGCTGCCGACGGCTCGCACCTGGTTCATCTTCGATGGCTATGTCTCTGACTTCCCGTTCGACTTTGCAGCCAACACCGTGGTGACCACCGCGGCCACCATCCAGCGCTCGGGCGGTTCCGCCTGGATTCGCAAAACCACCACTCCGTAAGGATCGACCATGCAGCTGAGTATTCAATCTCTGATGGAGCGGGGCTCGTTCACGGGCCGTCCAGTTAAGAAAGAGATCACCTGGAAGCAGGGTGATACCGAGCATACCGCCACTGTGTTCGTGCGGCCGCTGGGCTATCAATCGGCGGTGAGTGATCTGATGTCCGGCGTCGGAAAGCAGGACGGGGTGGCCGGGCGAATCGCCGTAAGCATCTGCGACGAGGCGGGGAACCCGGTGTTCACCGTTGGCGACATCACTGGCGCTGCCGACCCGGATCGCGGCGCGCTCGATGGCAACCTGTCCATGGCTTTACTCACCGTGATTGGTGAGGTGAACCAATTGGGAAAGATGACGAGCTCTCCGACGCCGACGAGCTCTGGCACGAAATTGCGATCTCGATCGGCGCCACGATCGCGGAAGCCAAAGAGCGCCTGAGTCTTGCCGAGTTCCGCAGTTGGGTGAGGTATCGCGAAAAGCGAGGCTCACTCAACTGGGGCATGCGCATAGAGCGAGGAACGGCGATGTTGGCGGCGCTCTATGCCAACTCCAAGAGCGCGAAGGGCGGTTACAAAATCTACGACTTCATGCCGCACGATTCGGAACAGCCACTGACGCTGGAACAGGCCATGGAGACATGGGCATAAAAACAGGCCATTTCTCGAAATGGCCGGTGTCGCTTGGAGTTACAGATGGCTAATTCACTGGGCACGCTAACGCTCGATCTTATCGCGCGTATCGGTGGTTTTACTGGTCCGCTGGACAAGGCCGAAGTTGCGGCTCGGAAGTCAGGCAAAGGGATTGCCGACGCTGCGAATATGGCCTCGCTGGCCTGGAGTGCGCTTGGCGAAGTTGTTGCGGGTGCTGTTGCGGGTTTCTCGGTGGGTGCGGTGCTTACCAGCTTCATCACCGAAACTCGGGATGCTGAAAAGGAACAAGCCCAGCTGGCAGCAGTACTTAAATCGACGGGCGAGTCAGCCGGCTTCAGTCGAGACCAGCTGAACGAAATGGCCGACGCCATGGAGAAGGCGAGCACGTTTTCTGGTGGTGATATCAACCAGGCGCAGACAGCGCTTCTGGCATTCACCGGTGTTGTCGGAACGCAGTTCACCCGGGCGCTTCAGGCCGCTTCCGACATGGCCGCGCGAACCGGAACAACAGTGCAGCAGGCCGCCGAAACAATCGGGCGGGCGTTGGACGTGCCAACAGAGGGCCTCAGTTCTCTGAGCAAGCAAGGTTTCAGATTTACCGAGGATCAGAAAAAGCTCGCGGAGTCACTTGAGTCCGTGGGGGATGTGGCAGGTGCCCAGGGCATTATCCTGAATGCACTTGAGGAATCGTATAGCGGTGCTGCCGCAGCCGGCCGCGACACCTTCGGCGGTTCGCTGGATGCACTTCGCAATACTGTTGCCGGTCTCCTGACCGGCGAGGGGAGCCTCGATGGTGCGCGCGCAGCAGTCGAGGCGTTTAACTCGGCCTTGGGATCTCCGGCGGCGCGTACCGCGCTTGGTCTAACGGCACAAGCAGCAACGGCTCTGGCGGTTGTGTTGGCAACTCGCCTTGCCGCCAGCGCCGCAGGTACTGCTGTAGCTTTCGCAGCAGCTCAGGTCGAAGCTGTTCGCTATCAGTTAGCGCTTGCGCGCATGGCCGGTGTAGCACCTGCAACAGCCGCAGGGCTTGTCGGAATCGGCGTGGCTGCCCGTGGCGCATCGGCGGCCATGGCCTTGCTTGGGGGGCCGGTTGGGGTAGTGCTACTTGCCGCCAGTGCGCTTGCCTACTTCGCCATAAGCGGCGATGACGCTGACGAATCGGCGACGTCCCTGGCCAGCAAGATTGATTACCTGAACAAGTCGTTCGACGGGTTCACAAAGAATCAAGCGGCGGCGGCCCTGCAGGACATCAACCAAGATTTGATGGAGGCGCAGCTGCGTGCACTCGATGCAGAGAGTGCGGTTTCGCAGTACCAACGATTGCTGCGCGATCATCCTGATGATGCCCGTCAACGCCAGTGGAACGAGTCGCTGATTACGGCACAAGGCGAACTCGATACAGCCCGGCAAAAGGTCGAGGCTTTCGGCGCGCAAATCACCGTGCTGAACGGGATCCTCGCCGCGCCGGTAGTGGTGGAGCAGTCGAAGGCCTTTAAAGATCTGGCCAAGACACTCGATGAACAGATATTGCTCTCGGGCAAGAAAACGAACGCCGATAAACTCGCCGCCCGCATAGGTGCTGGCCTGGTCACAGGGCTGAAGGAAGGTGAGGGCGAACTGCTTGTAGCAAAAGCCAAGACCCTGGACGCAAGCGAAGCGGCAATTGAAGCCGAGAAGAAAAGTGCTGCAGCATCCAAGCAGGCCGCTACGGCAGCAGCCACGGCTGCAGCAGCACTGACCAAGCGAGGTGAGGACGCGGTAACTGACTATCAGCGTCAGATCGCTTTGATCAACACCTCCGCGGATGCACAGAAGAAGGCAACGGAAGCGGACAAGCTCAGGTTTGAACTGGCTTCCGGCAAGTTGGTTGGCATCAACGCCACTCAGCAAAAACGACTGGAAGGTCTTGCGGCGGAGCTCGATGTTCTCCAGAAGCTCAAGATAGCCAGTGACGAGTCGGCCAAGTCGGCTGCCTTCGCCGCAAACCTCCGCGCTGAAAACGATACCGTCCGTTCAGGTTTCGACATGGAACTTGCTGGCGCCGCTATGGGAGAGCAGACCCGGGAACGCATGCGCCAGGATCTTGCTCTTCAGCAAGATCACAACCGGCAGATGGCCGATCTTCAAAAGCAACTGAACGCCGGTGATATCACCCAAAGCCTGTACGACACCGAGACAGAAATGCTTCGGGAGGCGCTGGCAGAGCGAGTGCTCTTGCAAGAGGATTACTACAGCAGGGTGGATAGCCTTCAAAGGCAAGGCGTGACGGGGTTCATCAGCGGCGTGGCTACACAAGCTGAAGCCAGCATGGACCTCTACAGCACCATGCATAGCGTAGGCGCTGAGACTTTCCACAATCTCACTGACGCGATTACGGAGTGGGCTGAAACCGGCAAGCTGGACGCCAAAGGGTTGGCCGCCAGCTTCATTCAATCCGTTGGGCATGCGCTGCTTTCTTACGCAGCGGCTCAAGTCGCAATGGCCGGCCTCAATGCATTCACCGCAATGATCGGCATTCCGTTCGTTGGTCCAGTCGTTGCGCCTGGAGCAGCCATCGCAGCGACAGCTGCGGCGGGAGTGATGATGACTGCCGTGGGATCGGCTCTGGACGGTCAGGCGCACGACGGTATCGATTACGTTCCGGCGGATGGTACCTGGAACCTCAAGAAGGGCGAGCGGGTAACCACCGCTGAAACCAGCGCAAAACTGGACCGTACGCTGGAGAAAGTAAGTCAGGGGCGCAGCAACAATGGCCCGTCAGCAGCCCCGGTCATCAACCTGATCGAGGACGCCAGTCGCGCGGGCCAGGTCAATCGCCGGCAGCTCTCCGAGCAGGATGTCATCGACATCTACGTATCCAACATCCGAGGCGAGGGAGATATCCACAACGTCAACCAGGCCAAGTACGGCCTGAAGTCACAAGGCGCTTGAATGCGCAGCACATTGATATCTGGAGCAGCAGATGAGCAATCCAATAAATGTCTGCTACGCCTCGGGCGGGCCGCTGCCGATCAACACGATTGAGGCAACCTGTTCCATCTGGCCGACGCCGATCCTATTCTGCGACGGTTTTGAGGATCGAGTTTGCGGAACTGAAGATGCTCGGGTGCTCGCCTTCGCCGCCCTGGCCCTGGAGCAGGGTCTGCCCAACCAAGACAACTCTGGCTTTCAGAACATCATTCTCGCCCTCGACAACGTGTCCGGGGCGGTCCAAATCAAAATCGAGCAGGCCAAGGCCGCTAACGCTCGGGTGACACTGACCTGCAGGCGCTACCTCCAAGGCGATCTGACCTACCCGGCCGAGCGTTACCGCATGTCTCTGCTCAATCGACAGTACGAAACGACCGTGGCCACGCTGACGTGCGGGCTGTTCGATCTACTCGGCACGGCATGCTTTCGGGATCGACTGACCCCGGATGTCGCGCCTGGGCTGCTCTACATATGAGCGATATCGGCAAGTACCTGTCAGCCCCCTACAAGGATGGCGCACGCGGGCCGCTGGCATTCGACTGTTACGGCCTGGTCATTTCTGTGCGGCATGAAGTGTTCGGCCTGCCTTTGCTGCCCTCGCTGGGCGGTGTGGGGCGGGCCAAGTTGCGCGCGAACACCATCGCTTATCACGACCTCAAGGCAGGCATGGACGAGTGCCAACCCGAGCCCGGCGCCATTGCGGCCGCCTTCAAGGGCGATTACCTGGAGCACGTCGGCGTGGTTGTGCATCTGGATGGCCAACTGAAGGTGCTCGACACCAACCCGGGCGGCCCCCGCATTCGCCCAGTGCGCGACTTTGAGTCGTGCTATCAACGAGTGGTGTACTACCGTGATTGAATTTTTTCCGAACAAATTGGCCGACTGCCAGCCGCTGGCCACCTACACCACGCGCGAGCGCCTGACGATCGAGGCGTGGCTCAAGGGCATGACGGAACACTACCGCCGCGCGCCCGTTCAGCCGATCAGCGTCGAGATCAATGGCGAACTGATCTGCCCGACGCTCTGGCACAAGGTCAAATTCAAGCCGGCCGATCACGTCCAGATCTGGCGCGAGCCGAAGGGCACAGACCCCTTTACCATCACCGCCTTGCTGTTCAAGGGCGTGAAGGCCGTAGGCAAATTACTCATGCCCAAGATGCCTGGCATGCCCTCGATGGCCGGCACCGCCCAGGGCGACCCGATCGACGAGGCCAGCGCGAAGGGCAACAAGGTCAAGATCGGCGATCCGGTGCGCAACCTGGCCGGCAGGCAGAAGCTGTTCCCGGCTTATCTGGCTGAGCCGCGCACCTGGTTTGTGGCGCCGCGCGAGCAGTGGACTGAAATGCTGCTCTACGTTTCGGCCGGCAGCGTGCAGGTCACCACCAGCGACATTAAGATCGGCGAAACCCCGCTTATCTCGTTGGGCTCTGACGCCATCTGCACTATCTACCCGCCTGGCGCCGATGTGTCAGGCAATACCGCATCGATGCTCTGGTACAACGTCGACGAGGTCGGGGCCAGCTCCAACGGTTCGGCCGGCTTGGAAATGACCGTGGCCACCGCGCTGACGCAGACCGCGACAGCCTCGGCCTACCAGTTCATCGGGACCAGTATCGGCATCCCGTCCGGCGCTGGCGCCTTCCCGACTGACTGGGAGAGCGGCCTGATCATTCGCGTCCTCTCGCCGTACGTGTACACCGTCATCGACGGCGGCGCCGGGCGAGACATTGTGCGTGGCCCGCTGGAAATGCTGAATCCATCGGTTGGCATGTCGATCGAGGTCCAGGGTGCGAACGCCGGTTATTACGTTGTCCACTCTCACACCCCGTATGCGCCGGCCGTGCCGCCGACTGCTGGCGCGCCGTCGACGATTCTCAGCTCGAGCATCCCAGCCCGCTACGATTACAACGTGACGCCGCTGACCTTCACGGTCTCGCTCGGCGCTACCCCGTATTCTGTCGCGCTGAATACGGCAACGACCGACCTTGCGGGCCTGGTCTCTGCAATTAATACCGCCAAGGGTGCCGCGCCGTTCGTTGCCAGTGTCTCCGCGGGCAAAGTCCTGCTTACGCAAACCGGCGCCAACAACGGGCTGGCCCTGGCCGCGTCCGGCGGGGCTGACGTGCTCGGCTCCAGTCCAATCAATACTACTGGCACGGCAGCTACTTCGGGGACGCCTGAGCAACCGGCAGAGATGACCCTGGATTACGTCGGTGGGCAGCCTGTAGTCGGTCTTGCGCTCGGATCGGCCTTGGCCACCATCGGGCCCGTCGGCCTGCGCTATCGCATCACGGCCTTCAGCTCGACGCTTATGGTTGTTGAGCGCCTGACCTCGTCCGGATCTGTCGATTCGGGTTGGCCAGGTTTTGATCTGACCGAAACCGTCAACGGGCTGATTACCCTGGACCCGTCGAACCTGGAGGGCGGCTATCGTGGCTGGTTCAGCTGCGCCCCGAAAGGCGAACTGGTCACCGAGATTGAGTGGACTGTATTTCACCCAAATGGCCTGTGCGGCATTGGGCGGGAAGGGCAGATCTACCCGGTCAGGTCGTTCCATGCCTTCGAGTTCCGCGACGCGGATACGGCCGGGCCTGTGACGGTGATTGAGAAAGAGCACTACGGCGGGACGCGCGACGCGCAAGGCTTCACGTATCGCACGACCCTGCCTTACCCGATGAATCCGGAGGCTCGAATCAAGAAGCGCTTCGTCAGTCAGCCAGGCCGCATCGACTCGGAAAAGCAGGACGACATCAGCTGGTATAGCCTGCGGAGCCTGCGCCAGGTCCGACCGACCAGTTACCCGGGCATGACCGTTATGGCGCTGCAGATCCGCAGCGGTGATCGCTTGTCGGCTCAGTCGGAAAGCCAGGCCAACCTGATTGGAACCAGGATACTGCCGATCTACACCGGTGGCGCCTGGACCGCGCCGCAACCAACGCGTGGCATAGTGCCCTGGTGCCTGCATGTCCTGAAGTCACTCGGATACACCGACGCCGATATCGACCTGCCCGAGTGGGATCGCTTGCACACGGTATTTGAGGCTGCCGGCCAGTATTACGACGAGGTTATCGACGACACCAGCACGGCAAAGGACCGGCTGAACAATGCGCTGGCTTGTGGCTTTGCCGAGCTGACCATCAAGAACGGCTTGGTCAGCCTGGTGCGCGACGAGCCCCGGGCGGCGTTCGATATCACCTACGGTCCGAAAACGCAGACCTACTCGCCGCAGAACATGACCAAGGGTCTCAAGATCGACGGGCCGCTGCCATCAATCAACGACTTCGACGGGGTCGACGTTGAGTATTACTCGAATCTGACATGGGCCTGGGAGACCGTGCCCTGCCGCTGGCCGGGTGATGCGGGGCTGAAGGTCGAGAAAGTCAAGTTGCCTGGCGTTGGTGACCGAGATCGCGCCTATCAGTTCGGCATGCGCCGCCGTGGGCACCAACTTTTTCGCCAGGACACATACAGCTGGGAAACCGAGCTGGCCGGCATGAACAGCGGTTACCTGAGCTTCTGTGCGGTCGCCAGCGATACGCCGGGCCTGTGCCAGAGTGCGCAGTTGCGCAGCGTCACAGCAGTCAGTGGTGGATTCCTGCTGGAATCGACTGAGCCAATTGACTGGTCAGCGCCCGAGGCCTATCGGGTCGGCATCAGCCGTCCTGATGGCTCTCTCTCAGGCCCTTTTCCCGTCACTGCAATTGACGATTACCACCTGCAGATCGTTGATCTGGACTTCACGCCGGACACCAGCATGACTTTCGAGCTGCCGCAGCTGCTGATAGGCCCGGCAAGCAAGTGGGCTTATCCGGTCCTGGTGAATAGTTCATCTCCATCCAACGGCAACGTGGCGTTGAAGGGCATGCCCTACGACGAACGCGTTTACACCTACGACAACGCTCCGGCACCGTAAGGACGACACATGATCCAATACCCGGAAGGTCTGCCTCTCCCGTTGAGGGAGGGGTATGGCTTCGATCCTGTCAGTCCGATGGTCAGTACGCAATTGGTGACCGGTAGGAAAATCCGGCGCCGCGCCTACCAGAACGTACCGACCCGAACTTCTGTCACTTGGTTGCTCAGTGCTTCCGAGGCGCAATTGTTCGAGGGATGGTTTGAGCATGTGCTCGTTTCTGGAACGCTGCCATTTGAGTGCCCACTCAAATCACCGCTAGGCCTCGAAAACTACCAGGCGAACTTCGACGACATATACCGCGGGCCAGTGTTGGTTGGCGTTGATCATTGGCGGTTTACCGCGGAACTCTGGCTACTCAAGCGACCCCTTATAGGCGCCGAGTGGGTTCTGTTTGCTCCAGAGTATGTGCTCTATTCCAGCATCTTCGACAGGGCCATGACTCAGAAGTGGCCTCGCCACGTCGACTGATCATCTTCACGCGCTTCGCTAATTTCCACCGGCACAGCGCCGGAAAACTTAAAACACATCGCTCGCGACTCCGCCAACATTGCGGCGGCGCCGGCGTGCATGCGAGAAAATGCCCATGGCTTACAACACCGGTAACGCACCCGGCTCGACCCATCCGAAGGATTTGATCGATAACGCTGAGGATTTTGATCTACTGCTGACCGGAGGCACTGCCCCTGTTCCAAACCGGCTGGGAGTTCCACTCAAGTCCTGGAAGGGGATGGAGAGTGAGCACGACGCTGATCAAGTTCGGCGCGAGGCTGAATTTGATGCTGACCAGAGTCGGCGCGAGGCTGAGTTTGATGCTGACCAGAGTCGACGTGAATCCGAGTTCGATACCGCCCAGGCAGATAGAGCCGATCGATTCGATGAATTCATCGCGACTTCCGGTTATGACGTAATTGGTGATTACGCCTCGCAGCCGGTTACGATCACTGAACGAAATCAGATCATGCTGAAGGATGGCGAGCTGTGGAAGCCGAAAGCCTCTGTTGCGCTTCCGTATGTGACGACAGGCGTATGGGGGGCCGAATCCATTAACTTCGTCTCTGTGGGCGATGCCGCTTTACGCCAGGAGCTGTCGAGGAAACTTGTCCCCAACGCAGTCGATTCTGGCGCGACGGGTACAGGCTCGGCGGACCAAGCAGGAAACCTCAATGCCGGAATCAATGCATCGTGGGCGATGGATATCAACGCGGGGATCTACCCGCTTTCGAGCACCGTTACAGCAAAAGGAAAGGACTTGGAAACTAGGGGTTCAGTCATGGCAATGCCGGTTGGCGGGGATCCCCTTCTGGCTCACGAGCAAATTGTCGATGGCGTTCTCTTCCCGCAAGAGGCTTACCAGAAATACGACGCCTCATTCTTTTGGAAAGTAGGTCCGGTTATCGCATTCTGGGGGGATTCCAACACTGCGTTCTGCGATGCCACTGCCAATCGAGTATCCGTACTGGGCGAGGGATCGACACCCGCCAACGTAGAGATGAAACTGCGCGAGTATGTCTACTACGCTGAAGGCCGCGTCAGGGGGGACGGCTCGCCAGGCCAAACTGCTGAGTTCGGATGGGCTGGCCTTGAGGGAGCTATCTCTACGTTTCAGCCGCAGGTAATGGTGCTGGCCTGGGGGACCAACGACATTGCGCAGGGTTATACCCGCGAGCAGTACTTGGACTTCATGCGGCTGCAAATCGAGCGACTGCTGATCGGCGGAATTCGGCCTATGGTGCAGTCGATCCCCTATCACGGAACCGAGACAAATCGCCTCAAAGCGGTCGCATGGAACAGCAGCCTGAAAAAGCTGTGCGACTTCTACGGCATCCGATTCATTCCGCTTTATAGCCTGTTCGCCAATACCACCAGTTATTATTTCTGGTCGGACAACGTCCACTATCAGGCGCCCGCCACGCGCATGATCTCCCAGATTGTCTGCGATGCGATCCTAGAAGAGTACGGCCTGCCAAAGGATCGGTTCAATGTGAACCTGGTGCGGCGCGGCGCTATTGGGATTGATGGGTCGTTCGGACTTTCCGGGCTTCGCCATAGCGGCGGGCGTCCGCTGACTGTGGTGCAAACACCCAACATCTATCTGCGCCAGTTTTACCCGTATTCGATCAAGGTTCCTGCTGGAACTGAAGTCCACTTTCAAGCAGCAGGTCCATTCTCAGCAATCTTCAATCGACCTGACGGTCCGGCCTCCGGTTACAAAGTTAACGGAGGTACAACCACCACCCTGACCCGTGGCAACACCATTGGTATCAACAGCATCGCTTCACGCTTCGATGGTAGCTATTCCAACTTCCGCGTTTCCCATGACACGGAAGATCTCTACCTGGTTGCCACTCATTCCATGGCCGAGTTTCCGGTGGATCTGCGGTTTTCAGCAGCCGAAGTTTCCAGCTCCCAGTTCATTCCAGGTCAACCGATCACGGTAACCGATGGCACGAAGGCTTTGCAGACGGTCATGCAGGATGCCGCCGCCGGGCTGAAGGGTACGGCATTGAACAGTTCGATCCCGAACGTCGGACCAATCGCTGTCAGGACCGCTATCACTGCGGCGCCAGAAGGCTTCTCGTTTCTTCAGACCGGGACAGTTGGCTGGTGGCGCTGGGCAACGGGAGCCTGGGTAGCAATGTAAAATTGCAGCCGCAGTCAGGGCTGCTGATTTTCGGCTCGAGCCCGTGGGTTACACGATCCACGGGTGGTGCGCTCCATTTACCCAATGCTCAAGAACCTCTGCGACACACTCTGTCGCCATTTCAGAATAGCTCGACAGGTCTTTACCATCGTCCTTCAATGCTGCGGACTGGCCCAGCTTGAAGATAACGTTCGTAGGGTCAAAGAAACTTCCTCCGAAAGTTTTCGCGCCTTTCTTTACCACATCGATGCAGCGCCTTCTGGCGTTACGCACTTCTTCTGGCGCTGACGCATCAAAATGCGAAACCCAAAGTATCGGTTTTTCATCGAGTACGCTGGTTATTTGAGATATCACAGAAATGAGGTATGAATCAGGAATTTGACGCTCAATGACGTAGGACGACTTCACAAGCTCAATTTGGTTGTATGAGCTTAGTAGCTCAAGGTGTGCTTGGTAAGCTGCAAGGTTTTTCTTGGCTAAGTGTTCAGTGTAAAAAAACTCATTGTAAGTTGCTTCGGTCAGATCGCTTATCTCAATTATAAAGCTGTCATACCTATCAATGAATCCAGAGTATTCCTTAATTTCATTTTTGTGATGCTTAAGATATCCAGGTTTTGTTGCGCTCTTGATCAATGAGTCTTCGGACATCAAGTACAGAAGTCCTGAAGGGATGGTTTCTTCTGCGCCGTTGTAATGCTTTATTGATTGCAGAATTTGAGAGGGGTAATGCAGTCTGTGGGGAAATATTGATAAGTTGCTGTCTACATTGTTTTTAACTTTAATGAGCGCCTCAGCGATCCGGTCTGTTCCAAACCCTAATGTGCTCATTTGTGTGCCTGCTCGGTTCATTGAGGTTTCAATAGTTTTCAAAATGGATTCTGGAAATTCTACTTAAAGCACCCGTATATGTATAGGTCATGCCATTACGGGCGCTAGATGGCGGGGCCGAGGCAGGTGGGTGATGCAGGTCGCCGGCGGGCTCAAATACAAGCATGCGGCTCAGCCCTGAGCCTGGATCCGCTCACTGGAGCTGTTGAAGCAGTCGGCACATGCTGCGCTGTCTGCCGTCTGATCCTGGTTGAACAATGGAGCGAGAGGGGGAGGCGTTGACTCGCTTGTTCCCAGAAAATTGGCATGGTGGAAATTAAGAACGGTGGTTGTGGTGTCTCCTTTAAATGAGGAAAAATCCCGCAAATTGCGGGATTTTGATTAAATAAAGTAAAATCCAGTCGCAGCAAATATTAGGCCGGTGGAAAGGTGAAATATTGGTTTGCGCAGCAGGCTGGAAAAACGTTTCTTATTATGTATCCAGCGGTGGCTGCCAGTGTAAATCCATGAGCGGTATACTTCAGCCAAACAACTCATAGCTTCATCAGAAAAGTGAGCGAGATCATCTCCATTCTCTTTGAGCGCTTTGTGCTGGCCAAGACTATTAACAACATTGGTCGGGTCAAAAAAACTGCCGCCAGTTTTTTCTGCGCCTCTTTTAACTAGATCAATGCATCGCTGCCTTGACTCTCGAACCCGGGCTGGGGCTGATGCGTCGAAATGGGAAACCCATAGAATGGGTTTGTTGTGTAGGAATTTCGATATATCCGACATTAGCGATATAAAATAATCGTCAGCGACCTGTCTAGCTGTTATGTCCTTTGGATATACATAATCAATCAGGCCTTCGGCGTGCAGGTTTTGTAACTGGTCGCCATACTCTGAAAGGTCGCGCCTAGCGAAGTACTCTACGAACATTCCGCTGGTATGTACCAGTTCATGCAGTCCGCTTAGTTCAATAATGTATTTGTCGAACTTTTTCGTGAAACCTTTGTGTTTTCTAACTTCGATAGTGTGGGAGGCAATAAAGCCAGGCCGCATGGCGCTTTTTCTTATTGAATCTTCAGACATAAGATAAAGGAGCTTTTGCGGAATCGCGTTGTGTCCATCGTAGTGTTTCAAAGTTTGCAGAATTTGAGAAGGGTAATGAAGGTGGTGTGGAAATTTTTCCAAACCACTAAACCCATTGCTGGTTAGATTCTCGCATGGCCCCGCGACTCTGCAAGTACCGATTGCGAGCGTATTTATTACCCTATCCATGGATGACCCTACTACCTTGTTTTGAAGTTGTTGGACGAAAGACAAAGGTGCAAATCATACATTGGTATTTGGTTGAATGCTGTTAATTTCGTAACAATTTTAGACGCCAAAATCACCCGCCGAGCGCGAGGTTATTTTCGCCTGGAGAAAAGTATGCAAATCACCCAGCAGCAGTTGCTGCAGATACTCCCGAACGCCCGCCCAGTCGCGGGTATTTTTTTGCCTGCGCTGAACCGTGCCATGGCCCGCTGGAAGATCGACAGCCGGATGCGGCAAGCGGCATTCCTAGCGCAGATCGGCCATGAGTCGGGCCAACTCCGCAATCTGGTGGAGAACCTGAACTACAGCGCCGATGCGCTGGTGCGAGTCTGGCCCACCCGCTTCACCGCGCGGACCGCCAGCGGCTACGCGCGTCAGCCCGAGAAGATTGCCAATAAGGTCTACGGCGGGCGGATGGGCAACGGCCCGGAGGCGTCGGGCGATGGGTGGCGGTACCGGGGCCGCGGCCTGCTGCAGGTCACTGGCCGCAACAACTACCGCGAGGCCGGCGTGGGCTTGGGATTGCCCCTGGAGCAGGAGCCGGAATTGCTCGAGCAGCTCGAGCAGGCCGCCCAGTCTGCCGCCTGGTGGTGGGCGAAGCGTGGACTGAACGAGATGGCTGACGCCGCCCGGATCCGCGATATCGCCAGTGTCATCAATAGCGGCCAGCCGGGCAGGTTACCGCATGGTGCCGCAGAGCGTCAGGCGCTGTACGAACTGGCGCTTCGGGTGCTGGCGTGAAGACCTTGATCATGCGCGTTGACGCCACACATTTATAAATCATAAAGATATATAGGAAAGCAATGATGGTATCACCGTTGTTGAGGCGTTCTTGAATATTTCAATCACGGGGCCTAAACCATCTTTCGAAATGGTGATTACCAGTGCAAAAAAAGCCAATGAGGACAGGAGGGTGCTGTTTTTTTCGAATGAGTTGTTGATTCGGAACTCAACTTCGCTAGCGCTGCACTGCCAGCTCTCACCATTGTAATACGTCATGTAGAAATGAAGTTTATGTACACCAGGTGGTGCGTCTTTTTTTAGCCTGAAGGTGTATTGATAGGGTGACTTTCCACCAAGGTTCTGCTCTGAGATGATCATAGTCGTCCTGTTGTCGTTCGTGGCTAAATCAACAAAGGCGCTGCTTTCATTCCATTCGGCACTGACATAATCTCCATGGAACAGTGTCGTTCCTATTGGTTGGAGATATGTTTTTTCGGCTCCCCATGTCATTTTTCCTGTCTCGTCAGGGCGGGTGAGATTCCACTCGACGTAGGAGTTTTCGAAGTCATAGATATCGCTTGATGGATAATGAACCATTTTTAACCCAGTTGCTCTACCATAGCCGGTTATATAATGCTCAAGAATAAATTCTTCTCCCGGATTTAGAACGGCCTTGTCTGCTCTAATTGCAAGCATGTAGGAGCCAGGTTTTTCATTATTCTCGTATTTCAGCGCTTGGGTCAAAATCATCGTCCTGACAGTCTATAAATGTCCACGTCTCACTGCGTTATCTCGAACGCTGGCAAAGCGTGCTTGCAGAAGGAACGATACCTGTTCTATTCAATGGTAGGTATTCCCATGGCGGAGGTTCATTTTAAATTGTATGTCCATACAGTACATTTATCAGCTTTGCGGTCCGAGACTGAAGCAGGGAGCGGGTTAATGATCAGGGATTTTGGTTCGGCAGACGCCGGAGGCGGGGACATGTTCCTGCATGAGATTGCGTGACTCTACGTGACTCTTGAAAGCACCTATCAGCATTCGATTGCAGCGAGCGCAGAGTTAGGTGCCGTATACAGGGAGTCAATGGCTCACGCACGTATGACGTGCTTGGGGACTAAAGTGGCGATCGATTGCAGTCATTCGGGTGTCATCATCACCGCGAGCGTCATTTTGATGAAATCCTCATTCTTGTCGATGGTGTCCAGGGCGCCGCGGACGTTATCGGCAACTTCGGCCGCGCCGTGTTGTTCGACCCAATTGGACAGTTCCATGATGGCGGCTTCCAGGGCGAGTTGGTTTTCGTTGATTTTGAAAAGCAGGGAAGGGAGCAGATCAGAATTTGGCATCGCGAAATCTCCATAGAAATTTCAGCGTAGCAGTCTCTTGAAGAAAGTGACGAACGGTAGGCAGGAAGCCTGAGAGGGGAACGAAGCTTGTACCAATTTTTGTACCACTGACCGTGTAAAGCAGGTTAAAGCCGGGTACGCCTGAGTAGGTAAGTGCCCGGATTCATTGACTATTGTTACTTTGCCTTACCCCTTTAGAATCGCGGTGTAATTCTGTTCCAGGGACATGAAACTACCTGTGGGATTTTACGCAAAGGGCAAGGGTACGGTGACGGACACGACGCTGCAAGCTCGAAGCATGAGGATTACTCGTCGCGGCCTTCCATCATGGTTCGTTTGAGCATCACATAAACAGCACCTGCACCGCCATGCTTGGGCTGGCACGAGGTGAAGCCGAGTACCTGTGGATGCTGGCGCAACCAGGTGTTGACGTGGCTTTTTATCATCGGCCGCTTGCCGTCCAGGCGCACGGCCTTGCCGTGGGTGACGCGTACGCAGCGGATTTCGAATCTGGTCGCTTCAGCCAGGAATGCCCAGAGGGTCTCCCGGGCCTTTTCCACGCTCATGCCGTGCAGGTCGAGGCTGCCTTCGAAGGGAATCTGCCCGATCTTGAGCTTGCGTATCTGGCTTTCCTGCACGCCGTCGCGCGCCCACATCAGCTCGTCTTCGGGGCCGACGTCGATGACGAACTGATCGGACAGGCCGTCAACGGTGGTGGCATCGGTGCGCACGGTGGCCGCCTGGCGCAACTTGGCGATGTGCGCGCGGTCAGCCTTGGGTTTGCCGGTTTCGGCGCGATCGTGCTTGATCGGCTTGACGCCTTGGATCGCACTTTTGAACAGGGAAAAATCGTCGTCTTGCATGTCAGCCTCCGCGAAGGGCGGCCAGTTTACCCAACTCGAAGGGCATCGGGAGCGAGAAAACGCGCGGCATTGGGCTGCGACTTGCGTTTAGTCGTGTTTTTTCATCAGGTGCGGGGACATGTTCAGCGCGTTCGACTGCCGTGAGCGGCGGCGGCAGCGGCGCCATAGCCACACACCCAGGTACAGCACGATCAGGCCGATGACCAGGATCACTGCCGCCCCCGCGCGGTTGGTGTTCAACTCGCCCAGGGCGGGAACGTGACCGAACAGGGCGGCGGCACCGGCCATTGCCAGCAGCACGCCACAGGTCGCCAGCAAGGCGGCAAACGCCGCACCGATTCGAAAACGCCAGTTGCTTTGGCCTTTGGGCCGCAAGCGGCGAGCGTCAAAACCATCGGATAACTTCATTCCGACCTTCCTCAATGGGTATCGGCCCTTCGACCGGAAGTTGACCGGGATGTTCCTGAGGCTAAGACATTTACGGCGAACGAGAGGCTTTTGCGGATGAGCGGCGGGGTGCGCCGCTCATAAACCGCCGATCAGACCAGGTCGTTGGTCATGGCGAGGGCGGCAAAGTTGTCCGCCATGATCGCCATTTCGGTCTGCTGGACATGCTCGGCGCTCAGGACGCCGCCTTTGTACGGCAGATCACGGGTGGCGCAGGCGTCTTCGACCAGGGTGCAACGGAAACCCAGGTTCTTCGCCGCCCGCACGGTGGTGCTGACACTGGAATGACTCATGAAACCGCACACTACCAGATCCACCGAGCCCAACTCCTCGAGGCGCTTTTTCAGGTCCGTTCCATGGAAGGCACTGGGCAGGATCTTCTCGATCTTGATTTCGCCGGCCAGCGGTTCCAGCCCTGGAATGAACTGGCCACGCTCGCCGCGCGGGTCGAACAGCCCGCCAACGGTGCCGAGATGGCTGACATGCACGATCGGCCGGCCGGCCGCACGGGCAGCCGTCACCAATTGCTTGATGTTCGCGACAGCCGCATCCATGCCGCTCAGGGCCAGGGGGCCGCTGAGATACTCTTTCTGGGCATCGATGATGATCAGGGTCGCATGACTCAGTTTGGCTGCTGCATAACCGCGGCCGCTGAGTTGAAACATCGTTTGTGGAACGGACATTCTGGGGCTCCTTCGGGTGGGGCTTTTGCGACATTGTCCTCTGGCGGAGCGCTTCTGTGAATCGCTACCATCGTAGGCACCGTCGTTACTGGCGTGCAGCGTTGTCAAGTATGCCGTTTTGTTCAATGGTTGGTGAGAAAACCAGATGTTTCCTACATTTGCCCCGGTGTTTTTCCTGCGTCGTCGTGACGGCATTTGACTGGTAGAATCGCCCGTCGATTTTTCTGGAGTTTACCGTCGTGATCACTTCCCGCCTTCGTACCCTGCGTG